AACTAACACCGATGGTGGGATGAAATTTGATAATGCTATTCACTCAACGTGGACTAGTGGTATACATATGGTTAATGAAACCGCATACGCACATCAATCAAAATGGGACTTAGCAAACGCAAGAGATGACTGTGGTACTTTACATCAAGAAACAGAATTTGCTTGGATATTTGGTGCGGGTGTTGCTGCAGTTGAAAAGTTTAACTTAACAAATGAAACAATGTATAGTGTTTACTACCAAGCTGGTTCACCATATATAATAACAACATCATCAATTACAGGTAGTGGCCCATCTGGTGCTTCTGGATTTTCGGATGAAAATTATGGTTATGGTTGGACACAACAAAGTGGAACAAAATTATTTTTTGCAAACGATACGTTTACAAATAATCAACAATGGGGTGCTAGTGGGCAACAAAAAGGGATTAGTTCAAAAGTGGGAAAGGGATATTGTGGTAATGAGGGGACGTACAATGGTGGTTATAATTTAAGAAGATGGAATGTTTTTACCGAAACAAACATTGGAAATGTTGCAAAGCCACACCCCAACTGTGGGGAGGAAAACTTCACAATGGGTCAAGACCATCAATATATGTTAGGTAATTATGATGGGGTACAAAATAATACTAGTTGGAAATTTACATATGCTACCGATAGTGGTGTAGTTAATCCTACTGGTTTACCACCCGGAGTAAATGGTGGAACCTCATCTGGACATTGTGGTTGGAGAGCATAAAAATTATATTTATTACATATGATACACGAGAATATTGAGATTAGTGGTTCGTTAAGAGGACAAGGTGTTACAAAACCACCAACAGGAACTAGAGCAAACAGACCAAGTAACCCACAAACCGGTTCCTTATATTTGGAGCAAGCGGTTAGTGGTAGTTTTTTAATGGTATATGCTGGTGTAAGTAACACTGACAATGGTTGGGTTAGGGTATCATCTCAAGTAAATTCTAACGTTAGTTTTAAATTTAGACAAATAATCAGTGTTTCTTATCTTGCTGGTGGGTATAAAGATTCTACACCTTGGAAAAATGTTCATAAAACAATTAATGCTACTGATCAAACTACACATATTGGTGAATTACTAGATTTTCCCGCGACATATACATCCGGGGCATGTAGTAAATATGTCTTTTTTGTTTGGTCTGTTAACACGGACGGAGCATTTAAAGGACCAACTGATGTTCATAGTATTAGGACTTCGGCCATTAATATGAATAATGACACAAAATATGCGCATAATGTTAAATTTAATATAACAACAGCAAGAAGTGACGTAGGTACAATGCATAAAGAGACAGAAATTGCTTATATGTTTGCTGCGGGTAGTACTATTGTTGACAAATTTGATTTAAGTACGGAAACAATAGCGACTGGTTTTAACTTATCAACAATTGATGGAAGTGATGGGGCGTCGGCATTTTCTGATGAAAATTTTGGATATGGGTGGACATCCGCATCAGGTATTAAAATGAACTTTTCAACTGAAACATTTCAATCATCTACACAATGGGGAGCACATTCACAACAAAAAGGTATAAGTTCTAAAGTTGGAAAAGGATATGCGGGAAATGAAGGTTCTTACAGTGGTGGTTATAACCTTAGACGATGGAGTAACGCCAATGATACTAACATTGGTAACGTGTCAAAACCCCACCCTAATTGTGGTGAAGAAAACTTCACACTAGGACAAGATCATCAATATATGTTAGGTAATTATGATGGTGCACAAAATAATACAAGCTGGAAATTCTTCTATTCGACAGATACTGGAACAACGAGTGTAAGTGGATTAAACCCCGGTGTAAATGCTGGCACGTCATCGGGTCATTGTGGATGGAGAGCATAAAATAATTAAATTATGATATACGAGAATTTAGAAGTTAGTGGGAGTTTAACATCAGACAGAGTAGTCAATAGACCACCTAAAGGTACTAGAGCAAATAGGCCAGGTTCACCATTATCTGGTTCATTATATTTGGAGGAATCCACAAGCGGTAGTTTCTTAATGCTATATACCGGAGTATCAAATATAGATAACGGATGGGAAAGGATCGCGGCACAAGAAACAATTCCAATCGCATTTAGATACAGACAGGTTTTATCATATTCATATTTGGCTGGAGGATATAAAGACTCTTCGCCATGGAGAAATGTACATAAAACAACTAACTCAACACATCAAACAACACACGTTGGTGAGTTATTGGATTACCCCGTATCATATACATCTGGTGCTTGTAATAAAAGAATATTATTTGTTTGGTCGGTAAATGATGATGGGGCGTGGAAAGCGCCTAGTCAAGTTCACGGAACCAGAACTTCAGCAATTAATATGTTTAACGATACTAATTATGCGCATCAAACAAAGTTCAATACAGGTATTGCCAGAAGTGATGTGGCCACCATGCAAAAAGAGACAGAGTTCGCTTATTTAATTTCAGGTGGGTCAACAACAATTGAAAAGTTTAATCTCTCTAATGAAAGTTATGTAAGTGGATTTGGTGTAACATCAATTAGTGGAGATGATGGTGCAGGTGCCTTTTATGATGAAAGCTTTGGTTATGCTTGGACAACATCGGCGGGAATAAAATTTAATTTCTCTAATGAAACCCCAAGCTCTTCAACACAATGGGGAGCACATGCACAACAAAAAGGTATACCATCTAAAGTTGGTAAGGGGTATTGTGGTAACGAGGGGTCATATAATGGTGGTTACAACTTAAGAAGATGGAGCAACTCGACGGATACAAATCTTGGTAATGTTGCAAAACCGCACCCTAACTGTGGCGAAGAGAATTTTGCTATGGGTCAAGACTGGCAATACATGCTTGGTAACTATGATGGTGGTGGACAAAATAATACTAGTTGGTTATTTTATTATGCTAGTGATAGCGGTACAACTAGTGTGACCGGATTAGCACCAAGGGTTAATGCTGGAACTTCATCTGGGCATTGTGGTTGGAGATAACAGTTGACAATTTGAAAAATTTTACTTATATTAAATAAAAAAAAGAATTATGGAACAAGGTTACAAATATGATAGATCAAACTTTATCAACAACCCTTTTGATGAAAAATTAATGCAAATATCTGAAAGTATGTCTTTTGCACTACCAAAGTACAAAGCATATAATTTCGTGGGTGGAGCACAAATAACCTCATATGCAAAATTAAAACAGTGGTTATTGGAATTAAGAGGTAGAGAAGATGCGGTCGAACATCTTGAGTATACTGTAAGAAAAGCGGAACTTGAAATTCAAATGGATGAAGAAAGTAAAGAATTTATTACAGACCCAAAAAGAAAAGAGATGGTTGATCTAACCGTAGCGGATAAACATATCGATTTAAGAAAGTTTAAAAGAAATCTTAGAGATGCGTATAAGGAAAGACAGGGGTTTATTGATTTAATCAAAGAATTTTTAGAAACGGAAGCAGCAATTTTACCTGATGGTACAAGATTGATCGATGTGTTTGGAAATCCAGAATTGGAAGAGAAATATGAACACGAATACTGGACAGTTCGTATGGCTAAACAAGCTATGCTTGATATGATATCATATGGCAGAATTGGTACTGGTAACCTCGATTCAATTCTTATGATGGACCCAGAACAACAAAAGCAAGTGTTGACACTTGCATCTGCATACACAATTTCAATTGATAAAAACATAAATCAATTAATGGCGCAAGCGACAACAGATAATTTTTCAATTGAGGATTCATTAAAAAATCAATTGAAATTAACACAACCAAATAATATAGAAACAGAAAAATTATTATAATGACACATATACTTTTTAAAGTACAGGGAAACACACCGGGTTACATACAAGTAATTGGAATGTATTTAAATTACAATTATGGTAGAATAGCTGATGAGTATAACGATATGAGAGTTGAATTGAACAAACTCGGTGCGATTGTTATTCCAGAAGAGGTTGCTAGAGGGTTTGTTTTTGCTGACATATATAAAGATTATATTAGCGTTCGCACAAATTCACACATCATGGATGAGATTCCTCAGTTAGCTCAATCCGGTGAAACAGAAGCAGAAAAAGTAAAACACTTTCTTACTGACGAGGACAAAGCAGCCGGCGTTGCGTTTAATAAAGCCGCAATGAGAAAAGTTGTTGCAGATAGATTTTCTGAAAGATACAAAGAGCTTATGCTTGATGCATCTATATTAGAAAAAGACACTTGGGAAGAACAAAAAAGAGAAGCATTTGGTTGGACTGCCGATGAGGATTATCAGACACCAATTATTGATATTTTATGTGCCGGTAGAAATATTGACAAATCAATATTTGTGCAAAAAATTATTAATAATGTAACAGCATACAATACAAAGCTAGCAAATCTATTGTTGGAACAACAATTGTTAGAAGAAAGGATTAAGGCGTGTGTAAACATTGCTGATTGTCACAGACTTAAGCATGAAAAATTTGGAATTGCTTTAAGCAAACAACAAAGGGAAGATGAGAATATTGAAACAACACCTCTCACATTGAGAATGGATTTTTAAATAGTTTTTAATGAATTTAGCAATTAACGGAACGTGTGCTAAAGGTTGTTCATTTTGTTTTACTAAAGAAGAAGCAAGAACAAAACACACATTAGGTGAAATGGATATAGAAATGGTCGATAAAATTATCGACCATTATCGTCTAAATAACTTCAATGAAGAAATCACCATACTTGGTGGCGAGCCCACACAGCATTCAAATTTTATTGGGATATTAGAACATATATTTTCTAAGGGGTTTAAGGTAAACCTAGTTAGTAACTTTCTATTTGGTAAAACAACCAGAGAGTTTATAATAGATAATATTAAAAACATTAGATGGGTATTCCCAAATGCGGCTGAGCTTAATGAAAAAAATAGAATGGTTATTTTTAAAAAAAACTATTTAGAAATTTATAAAGCATATGCAAATACGTGGGGGTTCGAAACTAATCCAAGATTATACTTGGCACTAACAATGTCGAGCGATTGGAAGAGTAGAAACTTTTATGAATATATTAAGTGGTTATACCATGAACTAGATGGTAAAATAAACGCTATTAGGCTAGGATTAGACTTAACTGGCACCTATCTTATTAATAATAAAGAGATGGGACACGAGATGACTAAAATACTTAAATTTGGCTTATACAACCAAATAAAGATCACATCAGACTGCCAGGTACCACCATGTCTTTGGGAAGGTAAAACAAAAAAGGCTGTGATGGAAAACTCCTTAAATTTTGCCACATTCAAAATCCCTGAGTATGAAACGATATGTGGGTTTATGCCGCTGGATATTTTTCCG